AAAATCCCAAGAGGTATTGTAAATCTAACATCATTTAATGTAGACCCTTCTAAGCTAGTTAATAAAAGAAATATGGGTCAATACTCAATGATGAATGAGCAGGGTTTAATGGAAGGCTTCGTCGCTGAGTTTGAAATGATTCCAGTAGTATTAGGAGTCGATATTGAGATTTTAGTATCAAGTCAGTTAGATCTATTTAAAGTTACAGAGGCTATTGTTAAAAAAATGTATAAGGCTAATTTTTATCATGTAGATGCTGGACATTTAGAAGAGGGTACTTATAGAATCTCATCTGAGTATATGATGCCAGAAGATTATACACAAGAACGTCCAATTGAATATTCATTTGATGATAAAGCAAACCATAAAATAACATTTAGCTTAGAAATTAATTCGTTTATACCTTCATTTGATTTTGAAGAAGATACTTATAGAAAGTATACAAGAACTAATTATGCAAATGCTGTATGTGGTGATTATGAAAATCCAAATGGATTTATCGATCCAGGTTTTACACCTAACGTTTATTATGATAGTTATTATCCTGCTAAATGGGAATCAAACGGTATTGAATGGATAAAAGTTGAAGATGGTTTAAGTTGCTCAGATCCAGCAGTAGCAGCCACTTTAGGTAATCTACAAAATACAGAAACTCAGATTAAGAGAGTATCTAGACGTAAGAAACAATCGAATAGAATGTTTACAATTGGAAATAGTAATACAGTCGTCCCACCTAAGGATGAGCCTAACTCAGCGCTCTTCGGTGATAACTTCACTGTGAAAGGAAATTTGGATGATATATAGTATAAGAAAACATAAATAATTTGAAATGACAAATTCAATAAACAAAGAATTAACATCGCCTATTTTAGAACAAGGACAAGGTTTCCTATTTCATGCGGCAGGTGCTAACTTTAAAATTACAGGCAATCATATTGAGAAGATTGATGAGACTAATGATTTATTTAATAGCCTAGTTGCTGCTAATAAGTCTTTCGAAATTACTAACGAAGGCATCTCTTTTTTATATGACTATAATAGAAAACAAATTTTAAATAAAGTAGAAGAGGGTGCTGTAGAAGCATTTGATACTTTATCTGAATTAAATGAAACTGCTTCCTTTTTAGAAGGTAAAGCAAAAGAATTAAAACTAGCTGGTAAAAAGGGTGAAGCTCTAACAGAAGTTACCAAAGAACTAGATGCTACTCAAGCTAAAATAGAAGAGACTAAATCTTCTTCAATTGCAATTAACTTTAGATATAACAAAGAATCAGGTAAATTCTTTGCAGGTAATATTGAAGTGACAATGGGTAATGAAGAGAGATTATCAGAAAGATTTTTTAATGTTGGTTATATTAAATACCAGGATAAAGCAGTCTTAGAGATGTTTCAATTAGCTTCAGAAAACTTTGATACTTTTAAGGTTTTAGATTTCTTAACAGAATCTAAGTCTGGTCAAGTTACAGTTTTAGCAATGAGAGCAGAAAATAGAGTGTATACTTATAGAGTAAACGAAGATACTAAATTAGATAAATTCCAACAACTATTAGCAGATGCTGCTGTTGAGTATGTTGCAACCGAAACCGGTGCAGATATAACTGAACAGTTTTCTGATTTATTAGAGGCTGCTGCTAGTATTAGTAAAGTAAAAGATGATAATATTAACCTATACAAAGAAATGTTATCCTTCCTATTCGACCAAAGAGGTAGATTAGCAGAAGCTGATAGAACATTACCAGATATTAAAGCTGCAGATAATTTAATCGAAACTGAAATTAAAAAAATCCAATCAGATTTAAAGGTTTTAGAAGAAGAACAATTAGGTATTGAGGATGGTTATGTAACTGCATCTTTAAAAGGTGAGGTTGACGGTTTACCAGAAGACGCGCAAGTTAAAGTTGATGCTGTTGAATTTAATCAAGCAGGTAAGAATGATATTTTAACTGTATTCATAGAGAACAAACCATTCAGAGTAGAAAAGTACAAGATTAATATTTCACAAGAAGACAACGTATAATTGTTTTAAATTTTAATTTTAAATTTAGAAAAGCCCATTTCGAAACAAATGGGCTTTTTTTCATATAATTAGTAAATAATTAGAACGAAACGTGCCAAGAAAAAAGAATTACTTAAACAATAGGGATCTATACGATCAAATTGTTCTCTCAAAAGAGGCGGATAAGTTAACGCCCGACGCAGAGAAAATGTTAATACTTCTGGCTGAAAGAGCAATAAATAGATTAGTATATCTAAATTCAGATGATAAAAATGATTGTCTACAATTTGCTATTTTAGACCTATTAAAGTATTGGAGAAACTTCAATCCTAAATATACTAATGCATTTGCATATTTTACAGAAATAGCAAAGCGTGGTTACGCTAAGGGTTGGAATAAACTACATCCACAGAAATATAAAAATACACTTTCTATGGATAAGATTAATACCAATAACGGTAGCTCGGAAGGCGGAATGTTTAACATATAAATGTCAATAAAGAACTTAAAACCAAGCAGTAACTCAGGATTTGTACAAGGCTATTTTAACCCAGAAAACCCTGACAGATATATCGGACCAACTCCGATCATTTATCGTTCCTCTTGGGAAAGAAAGTTTATGATTATGTGCGATACGAAAGATAACGTATTAAAGTGGTCCAGCGAGCCGGTTACGATTAAGTACAGGTCTACAATGGACAAGAAAGAACATAAGTACTACCCAGACTTCTATATGAAGACAAAGGGCCAGGGCGATGAAGGCCCTGTAGAGTGGTTGGTTGAAATAAAACCAGAAGCCCAGATTAAGAAACCACTTCCCCCAAAAACTAAATCTAAAAAGGCACTTAATTCATATAAATTTTTAGCTGAACAATATATTAAGAATAGAGACAAATACGCCTATGCAAATGCATGGTGTGAAAATAGGGGTTGGAGGTTTATTGTCCTAACAGAAAAAACTCTTAAGTAATGGGACAAGTATTAAAAGACATAAGGGCATTAAGTAAAGAAGCTGGTGGAAAGAGAAGGGCTGCATCCGCTGCAGAAGAATGGTTCCAAAGTACATCTAAATCTATAAGAGTACAATCGGTTGCTAGATCGATGCGAAGATTTGAACCTGGAAAAATATATGTTTTCAGATACCAAAATCCAGTTTCAGCATTTTGGTGGGATAGTAATCCAGTAGTATTAGCTTTAGACACATCAGATTCAGGTAATGATATGGGTATTAATTTAAACATGTTACCAGTACCTATCAAAGAACAACTTTTAGATTTTGTATACGAACAATACAAACAATATATTAATGGGCAGACTAGTGGCGCTAAGGCAGAGAACGCTAGAGCTCAAGCACCACTATCATTAAGTTATAGAGGTGCAAAGGCGTTTTTACAACGCTATGGATTTGACTTTGCGATTAGACAATATAAAGCTAGTCGTAAATCACAACAACAAGTGGTATCTTATGAACATTGGGCAAGAATAGCATTATGCGACTTTTTAGAGTTAAACAACTCATCAGTTGGTAAGATTAGAGCAGCCTTCAGAAACCACCTAAATAAATGAGATATATAAAACAGAAATAATACTATATTATGGCAGGATTTGCAGATAAAAGAAACGGACCATTTAGTTCTAACACAAGACCATTTAGCCTCTCCAGTGCACTGAAGACGCTAAGTTCTTTTGGTATGCGCTATGATGATATGGTTCTACGTCAATCCCAAGCTATTGGTCCAATGGAAGACCAATTTGGCTATAAGGAAATGAATCCATTCGGTTTAGATAATGATGACATCTATGGTGCGTTTGCAGCACTATCAATGGGTGACATCAATATGAAGAAGAATGTACCTTTCTTTGACATTGATTATCCAGGTAAGAGAGATGAATTGAGAAGATTCTCAATGAACGATGAGGTTGAAGATATTCTAGATATTCTTTGTGACGAGGCAGTGGTATATAATGAAAAGAATTTCTTTTGTCAACCAGAGATTATGGGACTTGATGTCTCAGACCAGGTTAACAAAGACCTGAACAAATACTTTAGACAAATCTATCACTACTTTGGATTTAATGGTGAGCAATCAGCATGGTACTTCTTTAGAAAATTCCTAGTAGATGGTTACTTATCATTTGAGATAATTTATTCCCCAGACCAAAAAGAGATTATAGGTTTTAAAGAGATCGATCCTATCACTCTAATGCCAGGTTACAATAAAGACGATGGTAAGAAAGTATGGATTCAATATAAAGACGATCCTGTAAAGGAGAGAGTACTTTATGATTCTCAAATTATTTACATTTCATATTCTTCCCTTTCAACTGCTTCAAGAGTAAGTTACGTTGAGAGACTAGTAAGATCTTTTAACTTACTAAGAATTATGGAACATACCAGAGTGGTATGGGCAGTAACGAACGCTTCATTCAGAATGAAGTTTATTATCCCTGTTGGTGGTAAATCTAAAACAAGAGCAAAACAATCATTAGCACAGCTGATGAATAACTATAAAGAAGTTGTAGACTTTGACTTTGAATCAGGAACATTAGAAACTGATGGTAAGCCAATGTTACAATTCTCTAAAGAATACTGGCTACCTTCTAAAGATGGTGAAACGCCAGAAATTGAAACCCTTGGTGGTGATGGTCCAGATCTATCAGACACTGAAGCACTTAAATACTTCTCAGATAAATTAAAAGAGGTTTCAAAAATTCCTTACAATAGATTCTTATATGAAGATGATGGTGGTGACTACGCACTAGCCGGTGACGGTATGGTAAGAGATGAGATTAAGTTTGGTAAATTTATCAAGCGTCTAAGATCAGTCTTCCAAGAGATATTAGTAAAACCACTTTATATTCAAATGTGTCTTAAGTACCCAGAGTTTGTAGACGATCCACAGTTTAAAACTCAAGTAGCATTAAGATATAATGAAGAGAATGTATTTGCAGAATTAAAAGAGCAAGAAATCATGCAATTGAGATTAGACTTTATCGCAAGCATGAGAGACTCTCTAATGACAACTAATCCAGAAACTATGGAAGAAGAATACTATTTCGATCAAGAATATCTAGTAACTAAATACTTAAAATTAACTGACGACGAGATTAGAGCTAACAAAGCCTATAAGGCAAAGGAGGCTAAAGATAATGCAGATGAGCCTGAGAAAGAGGACCCGAATGCACTTTAACCTAGATTCGCCAGAAAAAGAGATATATAAATTATGAAAAACGATTTTAAAATAATTAAAACCTTTGAAGATTTTATAGCAGAGGACGCTATGAAGGCAGGTGAAGACTCTAAAATTTATGTCGAAGACTTAAAATTAGATTCTGGTGCTACAATCAAATCCGCTGAAATATTAGGAGTTATTACTTCTTCTAAAACAGAGGGCGAATTTAAAGAGTATTTCTATAGAGAGTATGGAGTAGATGCATTCGCTGAAGGTGAGATGGATGTTCTAGTAGCATATTATTTAGATAAATCGGCAGAGGACGCTGAGCAAGAGAAGGAAGAAGAGAAAGAAGCCGAAGCAGATGCTGGTGGCGGAGAAGAAGAAGATCCGTTAGCAGGCGTCTAAAGATATTAAGATATTTGTATAATACAACAAGATATATAATAAAAATAGATAAACCATAGATATGGCAAACAAAAACGACTTATTGATCGTAGAAATGTCTTCATCTCAGTTAAAAGTAGCTGAAGGTGAAAACAAAGAGTACATTCTAGAAGGTATCTTTGGAGAAATTGACTCCAAGAATAAAAATAATCGTATCTACACTGAAGATGAGTATATTCCTCAAATTCAGCAATTACAAG